ACTAATGAACATGTCAGAAGAGCTGGTCGATTTAGGACATGCTGGAGAAGCTGGCTTGCGAGTGGATGGGCTTGTCAATGCGTTGACTGGCATGGGCACCAATCGAGACAAGAGCCAGTTCACTTCTTCTAAGTCATTGGTTTTCCTTGGCCAAGAAGAGCTAGAAAATCTTTATTCTGAATGGATTCCAAAGCGCATCGTAGACGTTGTTGCAGAACAGTCCACCAGGAAAGGCTTCAAAGTATTGTTTGGTGGAGAAGGCGCAGCAGCTAAGGAAGTAAGCGGCATTGAGCAAATCATTGAAGATTTATACATCCTCGAAAACTTAGGACTTGCATCCAAGAATGCCAGACTATTTGGTGGTGCCGTTATTCTTTTGTACATTGATGATGGACGGCAGCCATCTGAGCCAGTGGACTATAAAAACATTCGTTCCGTTGAAGGAATGGAAATCTTGGACAGGTGGCAGATCGCACCAATCATCAATGAATCTAGCTTGTACGACTATTCAAAGGCCACTTACTATCAAATCATTTCTGGCGACTTAATTAGGCAGCCGCAGTTAACGAAGATTCACAAGGATAGGATTTTACGCTTTGATGGCGAATGGCTTCCGTACAGGATTAGGCAAAGGAACTATGGGTGGGGAATGAGTACACTGCAAAGCGTTTATGACAGCTTCCGCTTCTATTCCACTGGCATTAGCTCTGCTGCAACTCTTCTCACTGAGTTTGATATTTTCGTGCACAAGCTTCGCGGCTTGGCTTCAATGCTTGCGGCAGGAAAAGAAGGCGATGTACGCAATCGCTTGGTGCTTAATGACATGAGCAAAAGCGTGTATCGAGGCTATGTCATTGACGCAGAAAAGGAAGAGCTTGAATTTATTAGTCGCAACTTTGGTGGCATTGGAGAAGTGCTAGAAAAACTGCGCATTGATATTATTGGTGCATCACAAATCCCGCATACTATTTTGTTTGGTGAAAGCCCAGGAGGACTAGGTTCCACTGGACGCAGTGAGGAGCGTGATTTCGCCAAACATCTTGGAGACTATCAAGCCACTCATTACAAGAGACAGTTGCAGCATTTAATTAAAATAATCATGCTGAGCAAAGATGGGCCTACTAATGGCAAGCTTCCTGAATCGTGGCGCATTAAATTCAACGATTTGTTTGAACTGAACGAAAGAGAGAAGGCCGACGTGAGAGCCCGCGTGGCAGCAGTAGACGGACGCTACATCCAACTAGGCGTGCTTCACCCGCAAGAAGTGGCAGATGCCCGTTACGGGGGCTCTGAGTGGTCAATGGAACTCACTCTCGACCCATCGCTTCCCAGGGAACTGCCGCAGCCGAAAACTGGCGGAGACGTACCTGCTGGTGGCCGTGACCCATTAAATGAAGAGAATGGCACACTGCCCATGGACGGCACCAGGGAAGTTGCAGATAGCACAAAAGAAGACGTTGAGTTCAAGGACAAAGACTTGCATCAACAAGCAGTTGCATCAGCAAAGTCCAAGTTCAAAGTGTGGCCGAGTGCAGTGGCCGGAGCGTACGTCTCTCAGAAGTACAAAGAACTATACAAAAAGAAGCATGGTTCTATGGAAGGAGCGTTCAAAGGGAAGAAAGAGCAAGCGGCTTATTTCAAGGAAGATGCCATCGACCCATTGAAAACTCAAGGCTTCCTGCTTGGCAGTATTGATGAAGCTGCTTTCATCTCCGACGAAGACATTGAAAAAGCTTTGACGGATTGGAAAGAAACTGCTCCAGCTAAGTTTAAGGAAATCTTGGAAGCAAATAATGTTTGACAATCTTGCTTTGTTTTCTTCGTCTGTTCTTTCTGTAAGGATGGATGCAGCGTGGTCTTATGACCGTCGCATTGGACGCTACCGAGACGATCGAGGAAGGTTCCTGAGCAAAGAATCCGTGGACAAGTTGGTCGATAGTCGCATTGACCAGCTTGAAGCCAATCTGCGCCGTTACACGCGCATGTTGGCTGATGGTAACCTTACGCTTGATCAATGGCAAGGCAGTGTCCGGGAGGCGATTAAAAATGCGCACATTCAAGCAGCGCTCATTGGCTATGGCGGAAAAGATGAGATGGGCCCAGCAGAATATGGCCGCATTGGTCAAAGGCTTCGTGCGGAATACACTTATCTACAGGGCTTTGCTCGTGATCTTCTTGATGGGCGCATTTCTAATCCCATGGCTTTGGCTCGTGTCGGCTTGTACGCTCAAAGCGTTCGAGGATCTTATTGGCAGGGAACTGAACTACGGCAACAGCAACAAGGCTTTTCCTTGATGAAGCGCAAACTGGACGGACAAGCGCAACACTGCCAAGATTGCCTTGACTACAGCGCCCGAGGCATTGTCCCCATTGGTACGCTTCCATTGCCGGGACAGCGATGTGCATGTCGCGCACGTTGCCGTTGCAGTATTGAATACTTTCGTCAGCAAGCGCCAGTAGTGCCAGTGTAAAAAACAGGACTATTATCGAACAAGGTTTTTCTTGTTTTCATGGCACGAATTCTTTATTGTGGTGATACGGGCGTACAGACTGGCTTTGGTCGTGTAGCTGAGTACCTCATTCCAGCATTGGCCAAAGAGCATGAAGTTCATGCGCTTTCAGTGAACTGGCATGGTGACCCAAATGACATGCAGCAGCATTGCCGCATGTATCCAGCTATGGCGCATGGCTCTGATCCATTCGGTTCTCATCGCATGGTCGAAATAGTGCAACGTGTGCGCCCAGATCTTATATTTATTGTGAATGATATTTGGGTGGCAATTAGCTTGTTTGAGCAAGTGAGCGCAATGCAAGCAGACATGGGCTTCAAAACGATTGTTTACACCCCCATCGATTCTTATGGTTTATTTCCTGAGCTGTTAGCTCCCATCTCAAGATGGGACAAGCTCATCACTTACACTCAGTTCGGCGCTGCAGAAATTGCTAAAACTGGCTACGCAAAGCCAATCGGCGTGGTTGGACACGGCACTGATTTCAGCAAGTTCTTTCCCATGGATAAAACTGAATGCCGCAAGGAACTTGGAGTGCCAGAAGATGTATTCATTGTATTCAATGGCAATAGAAATCAGCCTCGGAAGCGCATTGACTTGACGATCAAGGGCTTTATTAAGTTTGCCTTGGATAAGCCTGACGCACGTCTTTGGCTCAACATGGGCACCAAAGACATGGGATGGGACATTATTCCATTGTTCAAAAGAGTGGCAAGAGACGAGGGTTACGATCCAACAAACAAACTAATCCTGACCAGTCCAAACTTCTCCACTCATAACTGCCTGCCGATAGAGCAATTGAACAAGGTTTACAATGCCTCGGACGTGGGCGTCAACACTTGCATTGGCGAAGGATGGGGCTTAGTCAGTAGTGAGCACGCAGCTACTGGCGTGGCTCAACTGGTGCCAGATCATACCAGCTTGAAGGAAATCTTCTATGGCATTGATCGCATTGAATGCCATGGCAGCGAAACTGATAGGAACTATGGACTGGAGCGAATGCTGCCAGAACCGGAAAGCATGGCCCGTCTTCTGAGCGAATACTACGTCTCCAGGGACAAGCTTGAAGGGGATGGACGATGGTGCAAGGAGCGCATCAATGAAACTTCTTTTACTTGGCCCTTCATTCAAAATCAAATGCTTTCAATTGTTGAGGAAACCTTGGGCGCAAAGGACAAAGAGCCTGTCTTCAAAGGCTTTGGCACTCCTGCTCGCATTGGTTGATCATCATGCAAATCTCACAGATTTTTCTTTCAGACGAAGACGCTTCCTTGTCTCCGTTTCTTAAGTTTGCCACTGGCACCATTGATCAATGCTTTCCAGATGCAGAGCATGTCATTTATGACAAGTACACGCTGAGGCAGTTCCTTGTTGACCATCACAAGCCAGAAGTGGTCAATGCCTATGACTGCTTAACTCCTTATTCATACAAAGCGGATCTTGGTCGATTCTGCCTGTTGTACACGCTTGGTGGTTGGTACATGGACATTGCCATTCGAGTGGTCAATGGCGTGGATATTGGCAATCAAATTGACTTCTTGGCTTTTCGTGATATTCAGCGGTTTAGCTATACCAGTTGGGCCTGTGCCACGACTGTGCTCTATGCCAAGCCAGGTAACGCCGCATTACGCACTGCCATCGAAATGATTGTTGACAATTGCCAAGAGCATTACTATGGCATCACCCCATTGTGCCCTACTGGTCCCACGCTTCTTGGTGCAGCACTCGCAGCAAACGGCGGCAATGTCAATCATGTCTATGGAGACTACCTAGAACTGACTCCCACGCACGAACAAAAGAACAGGGCGTTCGTCCTTCCTGATGGAACGATCATGGCATGGAGCAAGCCGGCTGGTGGTGGTGACTTGACTGGCCTAGGAGCCAAGGGCGTCAACAACTACAACGAAATCTGGCAACAGAGGAAAGTATATGCTTTCTAAAGACTTGACTATTTATGCAGTGGGAACAAAGGATCTTCCTATACGGTATGAATCAGTTGCCACACTAAAGCCATTGTGCGCAAATTCCTCGATACTTACTACAGACGAAAGGCAGTCCCTAAAAGAACAGGGATGGTATTTTGATGATGAAGGCGACAATATCTCTGCCTTGAATCCATGGTGGGGAGAACTAACTGGAGTGTACTGGCTTTTACAAAACACCACCGACCCTCTAGTGGGCAATGCCCAGTATCGCAGGTATTGGTACGACGAAGGCATCAAGCAGTCGAATGAGAATCAACTTTACATTCAAGAAACTTGTCTCTTCAACTGCTCGCTTGCCGCTCAGTTCAACGGGGGGCATTCCTTTGAAGGAATAAGAATGACGATGGAAGCAGCAGAGCAAGGCAAGCTGCCTT